TTAAACAGGTCAAAGTAACATTCGTAGTACTTTTGTGTATCTTGATCCATAAGAGGTCTCTTAGATTATCTCTCTATTTACTATATATTATACCATAAAAAGACTGAAATGTCAAGACTTTTTTCTGGTGGTATTTTTACGTCTTTTGCCTGATGCTGTTACTGCGTGTTTAATCCTGGCTGGTCCTGTTTTGCGACATATAAGCGCATTTATCTGTCGCGATCAAGCTATTGCGACAAATAAAGTGTCGCGATTAGCGGACCGAGCTATAGGGGGTCGGTGCACCATTTGCGGGAGATTTGCGGGACTTAGCTACAGCACCAGACGCATACGCAGAAGGCCACACCTTGTAACGGGCTTTGACCTTCTTTGCACACGCATCGTTTGCTTTTTTCTTTTTTTTTTAGGCATTAGTAGCCTTTCATCTTTTTAACTTTTTTGCCTGCTTTTTTTGCAGCAGCTTTAGCCTTAGCTTTACCTTTAGCTGTGTACGGATACTTTTTCTTTCCTACCATTGGCATAGCTATCTCCTTACATTTTTTGTTTTCTTTTTCTAGGGCATTAGTAGACTTTCGGAGCTCCTTTTCGTGCTTGTCTTGCTTGTTTTCTTTTTTTCCAATCGGTTCCCTTCACTGGTCTACCTGCTGAAACTGCTTTTGCTCTTGCTTTTGCTCTATCAGCGGCGGCTGTTTTTTTTATAAGTTTTTCAGAAGGTGTACCCGGAAGGGACTTTCCACGTACTTTTGGCATTAAATCTCTGTAAGGTGAATTTTTTGCCAATCCAGCTGCTTTGTTTGCTTTTCTTCCTTGAATTATGTCTCTAGCCCTTCGTGTTTTAGCTTTCATTCCTGTACCCGGAGCTTTACGAGTAGGGTTTCTACCTCTTCCTGTTCCTGCGCTTTTTCCAAACATTATTATCTCCTTACCATTTAGATTTATTAGCCCAATAAGCCGCAGACATTTTGCCTTTAGCTATGTTTTTAGCGTGACGAGCCTTAAAGGACTTACGCCTTGCTTTTTCTTTAGCAGTCTTAGGATTCTTCCCAGCACCACTGACTCCTTGTTGACCGTACCTAATAGTCTTAATTTTGTCACCTTCTTTAGCTACAACTACGTGTGACTTCGTGGGATGATTAGGCGTCCGCTTCGGCTTGTTGTACCCGCTTACTCCCGCCCTTGCTAGTCTTGGATCCTTTTCCTTGCTCATTGACTTTGGCCTCCAAAAGATCCACCTTGGTTTGAAGCAACTCCAATTTGTCGAACTGGTCCTTGAACGCCTCGTTGATCTGTTTGAGGAAGTTGTTCATTTCGGTTTGTGTCATTATCATCGGTACGCTTACCTCGTAGTTGTCGTTCTTTTAAGAGCCTGTCAGCAACTTTAAGCCTGCGTTCAAACTCTTTGTCTTCTTGATCACCTTCTTTAAGGTTACGAGTGATAGCTTCAATCTTTTCAATTTGCAGTTCTTCAGGAGCAAGTTGAGTTTCCATCGCGTACTTAGCCGCTCTAGCTTGAGACTCAGCAGCTTGTCCGTTAAGAGCCGCAGTTTGACTTTGTTGAAATGCAAGTTGAGCTTGTTGAGTTATCATTTCCATTTGTTGTGCTTGTGGATCAGGCTCTTCAGCTTCTTGTAGTGCCGTAATAAGTTCTTCACGGTTGCTAAGATTCATGTTGTCAATAATGCTCTGAATCAAAACACTGTACAAAGGACTGTCTTGTTGCATAGTCTGCAACAGTTGTACAAGCTGTGTTACCTCGTATTCACGAGCAATGATACCCAGAGTACTCGTAGCGTTGAACTTGTAGTCAGCTACAGGGTAGTTTTCAGGGTCAAACTGCATGTATCTATGTGCAGCTTTGGTTACAAACGGTAGTAGGAACGACTGTTGGAAGTTTATTAGAGTACGCTTATGACGCTTAATAATAGCACCAAGAGACATACTAATACCAGCAGCGGTTGCTTCGCCATTGACTTGCCCTGCAATGCCTGCGGAATCCACGGCTCCAGTTGCTTGTTGCACCATTTGTTGAAGGCTTGCAGCTTGCTCAAACGTGATTTGGCCCACTTGACCAAAGTTGAAAGGTTGAAGTACTTCACGAGGATCTCCATTAGTTAGTATCATCTTGCCGGGGCGAACTTCTGGTTTAGCGCCTCTAGGCAACCTAGTTGCATCAATCGCCAGCATTGGATGAATAGTAAGTGACAGTGCGTCAATGCGCGCACGTAGTTCTGTATCTAGCGCCTTCTGGCTGTTGTAGCCCTTCTCGCACACGCCACGACCCCAGAAACGCCCAGGAACTATGTCCCAAGGAAACGCTACTACAGGTCTGTCGTTCATCATGTACGGGTTAGCTTCAGCTTTAAGCAGTGTACCGCCGTTAGCAATAACTACAATAGCTTCTACGTACATTGAAGTGTCTTCTACATCTACTCCTTCAGCCTCTAGCAACTCGCGTGGAACAAGACCGTAGTACTTTGTAAGACGTACTTTGTCGTCGTTGTACAGCGTAAGGTCTTGGTCAGGCTCTAGGTCGCTGTCGGGCGCAGCAGACTCGATGTAAGCGTCCCTGTAGATGTTTTGTTCTTGCAGTAGTTCTACGCTGTGCTTAGACACAAACTCGTCTACAGCAACACCCATAGCTTCCTCGATAGACGTAGCTACAGGGTCAATCAAAAAGTTTTGTGGCAGCACTGGCTTAAGTTTTACAACTACACGATCAGTAATAGATACGCCTACTGCTTGTAGTTGTCCGTCCATAATTGGCTCTGTAGCGGGAGCCATTTCTTTAATCTCTTCAAGAGTAATTTCACCAATACCTGTACCAAACACAGCGGCGTTAATAAGGCACTCAGCTACAGCTTTACGAACTTTGCAGGCTTCAAAGTCTTCTGTAAGTTTTTTGCGTAGATACGGAATATCTTCGTTATCTTCATCTGCCATATCATCTACTATGTCAAACCATTTACCTCTGCCAAACGTGGCTTCCTCTAACTCCGCTACGTTAGACTCTACAGCCTGCTGAAGCGCAGGAGAGATAATTCGAGAACGCTCTGATGCTCTTTCGGAGTCAGCAGGATCCCATTGACCTCGCCATAGCCTATAGTATTCTTCGAACCGTTGTTCGTAGTTTGATTCATAGTGATCTCTCCAGTTTTCACACTTGGTCATCACCCACTCTTCCAGAGACTCCTCAATCATCAGAGGGTCTGGGCTGTAAATATCTTCTGCCATATTAGTATCCTGCTACTACGTCGAGTATCTCGTGATCGTCTATTTCAAAGTCGTAGCTGTAAGCTACCTTAGCCAACTGGTCTATGTACGCTAGAGCGTCAACCAAGTCATCGTGTGTTAGTGCATCAGGAAACTGAAACAGTTGGTCTAAAAACCTAGCGTTCCACTCTCCTTTGCTTAAGGTTACAAACCCGTTTTCAAAGCGCCCTTGTAGCGCCCACATCACCCTGTCAGTCTTTTTCTTGTTACCGTGGGTTAACTCTTCTACCCTGAAGAACTGCCCGTATCGCTTCATCAGGTCCATCAGAGGACTCATTACAGCTTGCTTTGCAATCCCTCGTTCAATACCAACGCTAACGGGTCTGTAGTCTCTAACGGCCTGAAATATCTTGGCGGCAGTCTCGTTAAGCTCCCACCGCCCATGTATAATGTTATCAACGTACCAACCATCAGTACCAACTTTAACGACAGCGATTGCGGTTTCATCTAGTTTAGTGTTCTTCGTCCGTTTTTTGTTTACGTCCTCAAATCCAGCGAGGTCAACTGCGATGTAGTAGTCGCCTTCTTCTGGCTCTTCTCCGAACTTGACCCAATCCTCTCTGAACATCTCTGAGCCTCTGGCTTCAAACGAGGCCATGAACTCTTGTCTAAAGGCATAACTCGACATTGATTTCTTTGCCATGTCGATTTCATTCGGGTCCAAGATTGGATTGTCGTAGCTGGTGAAATGCCAGCCCCTGTAAGTCTCATCGTCACCTAGCTCTGCGTGTTTAAACAACTCGTAAAAATGATTTCTGCCCATAGGCGTACCTATGAACATTGCTGATCCTTTTTGGTCAGCTAGTGCTGGACGGAGTATTTGTTCCCAGACTTCAGGTTTCATGTCTGCGTACTCGTCCATCACGAGAAACTTCAAGGACACACCACGCATTGTCTCTGGCCTGTCGGCTCCCTTGAGAGTAATCGTGGCCCCGTTGACCAGCCTGATCTGGAGATTGTTGATGTGACTTCCAGATATAACAGGGTGTCCTAGCTCCAACAGGGTTTGCCACATGATGTCACGGGCTTGCCCTTGGGTGGGCGCAACGTAAAAAACGTGTCCTTTGTCGGACTGTAGGGCGTTGATAATCAACATCCAAGCAGCTAGGCGAGACTTCCCTGTCCTTCGCCCAGCGGCTACTACTTTGAACCTAGTAGGATCAGAGTAGACCTCTTGTTGCCAAGGCAACAGTTGTACGTTTAGGTCGGTCAAATATTAACCTTCCCATCCTGCGTCGTTTTCGTCGTATTTGTCATCACCATTAGTATCACACGAGCGTTGCCAAGAAACCATGTCAAAGGTTAATCCTTCGTGCCACGGTACGTATGCTAAACACCATTCGTGAGAACCTATAACCATGTCATCAGTACCGTCTGGATCAGGTACGTAGTCACGCTTTTTGTTTGCGTCTACTGGTTTAAAGTAAACACCCCCTTTTTTGTAAGTAGTTTTAGAGTAAACGTTGTGTGTTGTTACAAAGATGTGTTCGTTATTTTCTAACGTATAAGTAGAACCGTCATCGTAGTTGATTACAGTTTGACTAAAAGACAAAGATGAGAAAAGAAAAAGAAAGGCTGCAAGATATTTCATTAAGTTACGCTCCGTTAAAGTTTACAAATACTGCTGGTTGTTCCAACAAGTCAAAGGTTACAACAAACTCCATGTCTCCAGCAGATGTAGTGTACGCTTTGATAGCGTCACCAGCCTGAAGAACAAACACACCGTCAGTTAGCAGTACGTACTCCTTAGATGACACGTTGCCCCCACCTAAGATGTCTATACGAGTACTGTCTGCTTTGTCTACGTAGATACCTGCACCGTTAGTAGAACCACCAAGGTTACTAATAAAGAGCATAGTCCAGTGGGCTACGTAACCGCTAGGGATTGTAGTAATAGTTGCTACGTCTGTGGTTGTTACGTTAGCGTTCTTAGTGTACAGCATCAGTATACCCAAATCACAGGAGCAGAACCCCGTGTGTCTAC